TTTGCGTTGAGTGGGAATGTTGGAGATATCCTCTCGGTAGTCATAGTGTCGATGATTGTGTTTGTGTCTGGCCACTCTGCTGCAGGCGGCGTCTCGATGTCTGGAACAGCCCTCTGAGACGTAACCTCTACCGGACGTACTGACTGCGCAGAAGAAGCAGCTTTGTTTAGGTCGATAGTAGATCCTCGAATATCGATGGCACCTGTAGCGTTGAAGTTGAATGCGCCGGTAGTACTCTGATTCATTGAACCCGAAACGAAGTTCATCTCTCCAGTAGAGCTGAGCTTAGTTACGCTGGACCTGACGTCTGCTAGGTTAGTAGCGTCTACGTATACCGTGTCAGAAGCAGAAGTTACTACGTTTGCGCCCCTGATAGCTAGAGTCTGCGCTGCCTCTACGGATACGTCGTGTAGGCCGCTGACGTACAGCGCACCCTTAGATGCGAGAGTAGTATCGTCGTTTGACAGAAGAGAGAGCTTTCCAGAAGTAACTTCAAAAAAAGAATCCTCGATGCTGTTTACGAGCATGCTCTTTGATGCGTATAGCTTGATATCGTGGTCTGCTCTAGCCTCGATAGAATGTCCGGTATCAAACCTTATATCCCCTACAGACTGTACTCTCTTGCTTCCTGCAATCGTCTCGCGAGACACGCCGCCGATAGTCTGCGAGTAGTCCTTGACTACCTCGACAGTCTTGGCACCGTCTACAGACTCCGAGAAAGAACCACCAACGTCGAGTACGAAGTCCTTGCCGACGTTCATGAACATGTTCTGACCAACGTTGAAGGTCATAGAACCCTCAGTCTCGATGGTGATGTCAGAGTGTCCCTTTAGTATGAGTCTTCCCTGCGCCGAGACGACGCCGTCGCCCCTGTTAGAGTGAAGGCCGAATCCCTTACGACTAGTAGGCATCAGGAATATAGACCCGTCTACGTCTATCATTATCTGAGCGCCAGAGTGGTGTACAATCTCGATACTCTCAGAGCCCGGAGTGCCGTGAATCGCTATCTTGTTTCCAGTTGCAGTGATGAATCCCTTACTGTCTTCTGGAGTACCGACACCCCTCTCGACGCCGGTGCCCGGACCTGAAAAGACCTGAGTAGTATCAGACGCCTTGCCACCCTTCTTTACAGATACCTCGTATGTAGACTCTGGTGCAGAGTTGAGAGTAGTAAAGCTGTAGCCAGACGACAGGCCGTCTCCCTCGGGATTGGTTACTCCCTTGGTCTCAGCCCTGTTACTGTTGAATCCATCTTCTGTAGACATTCAGTCACCCTAGATAGTTAATGTATGTTGCGCGCGCTATTTGGTTTAGAGTAGAGTTGTCAGAAGTTACGCTTGCAGTAGAAGTCCTGTTGGCGAGAGATCTCAGTATCGAGTAGATGGCCAGCTTCTGTCTCTCAGTCATGTAGAACATAGGATACCTAGGACTCTTCTCGTTGATGAAAGTGTCTAAGCCGCCTTCTAGCATGACTGTAGCCTGCGTAGGTATAGAAGACTTTAGACTGTATATAGTACCGTCTATGCTTATGACGAAGTCTGCATTGAGAGAAGATAGATCTACTGCCTCGTCCCTCAGACTCTGGCTCGTAGTAAAGCTGAGAGTGTTTATCTTAGATACCGTGCCGGGTCCAACGATCTGCATTATCTACCTCTCGAGGTGTCTCTAGGTGTATATTTATAGCTGCTGTACACCTTCTCGGCATAAGAGAGTCTCGGCTTAAATGTAGAGTCGTTGGTGTCGATGTAGCTTCCCTTATAGCACTGCGGCCTCTCAAAGAAGCACATTGCCATGGTAGCCTCAGTGAAGTTCTTCGCTACCATTATTCTCTTGAATGCATGGTTCTCTGATCCCATGAACTCATCCCACATGTGAGATACCTGCTGGGCCAGGTCCGGCGAGTTTCCGTACTTACGCTTGAGTGCAGTAAGTCTGTCGAGTCTCCACTGACACAGGCCATATGCAGCCGCACCCTTGTCGTTTGGGTTTCCAGAATTAGGGTTTGCGTTGCTCTCTGCGAGGATGTTTCCAAGTATGCCAGACACCTGCGCGTGTATGTTGCCTCCGGACTGACCGCTCTTCTCTATCAACTCATAGACCATGTTGTATATCTTCTCTGCGTTAGTGTTCCCCTGAACGTTCAAAGAACTAGAAGACACAGTAGAAGATGCAGATCCGTCGGCAGGTGAACCCGGCGTCGTCGTCCTAGGCATGTCGGTATTGTTTGAGCTGTTGACGCCGCCGTTCATCACTCCTACGATTACAGGCTGCTGACAGTCGTCGCCGTCGGCAAAGAATCCCATGACCCACGTTCCGGGCGTAAGGCCGTGAGAGAGGTTGCCTCCTGAAGTCTGACCTCCAGTAGTAGGGTACAGCACGACTGCTTCTGGCAGGTCACCGTTCGATACGTCTAGGGTATCGTCCATCCTGTGAATTCCAAATATCCTTACCCTGACGCGGTTCTTGTCGGTGCCTTTATCCCTGACGACGCCGACGAACCACTTGAACTTATCACCATAGTAGTCAAGATGCATGTTAGGCCCCGTTGCTCTCTCTTATATTGCCAGCACCTGGATTGAACAGAGACTTGGTGTCAACCGACTGCGCGTAGGAGTCCTTATTGATCCTGAGAGTAGTAGAGGTGACGCCGTCCAGCCTGATGTTGTTCTTTATCTCGGTTATGACGTAGTATCCAGAGAGGTACGGGTTCTCAAGTGCTTGGTTGAATCCGTGGAATTCTGGAAAGTGCACGAATATCAAGTCGCCGGGTCTGTGCTTCAAGTCTGTGTACACGACTATAGAGATGTCAGTCTGCATGTACGCTACAGAAGATGAGGCGCTCCTGCCGAACCTATTTCTCAGACTCGGCTGAGACAGGTCATCGTAGTTGTTGACTATGTACTTGACTCGCGCGTTCTTCTCGTTCCTGTTATCGTCCGACACTACGTCTTCTATGTACTTCTTAGTATTGAGTGGCGAGGTCTCGAGCGGGTTGAACTCATTGTCCCTTATGTTGAACTTAGTAAGCCTGTGATCTTTCTGATGCATGCTTACCTCGACGTACTCGTTGTTGAAGTATCCCGACATGATCTTTTCAAGCGCAGCGTATCTCTTGTTGTACTTGAAGTTCAGTATGAGTCTGTCTTCAGAGAAGCCTCTCTGTACTAGACTCTGAAAGTAGTTCCTATCGTTGAGCATCGCCCTGTCGGCTATGTAGAAGTAAGGGTTTAGCTTTGCGGTCTCTCTAGCCTGATCGTCGAGAAGTCCTCTCCACGATGGTCTCTGTAGAGCCTTGTAGGTAAAGCCCGGCTTGTAGTGAGTCTCATCGTCAGATATACTTCCGGAAGCGAGAGTCTCGTAGAACAAGAAAGTATAGTACTTCTTGTCATCTGCAGATACGCAGTACTTAGTCAGCCACTCAATTGCCGCGAACGGCGGTATGTTGGGGATGATGAGGTTTCTGTTTATCATGCTGTTCGAGAATACGTTGAAGTCTTTATTCGACTTCAGTGTATTTGACACGATGTCTTTTATCATGTTCTCGATATTGTCTTTATAGCACCTGGATATGCGCTTCTTGGCGTTGACGTACGCCTCGGTAGATACTAGGTCGATAGTATACGCGCTCATTCTGTTGGTTGAATCTACTAGAACGTCGGTGATAGCAGATATGACGAACTCTATCTGAAACAAGTCTGTACCGTTCGGCTCATCGTTGTTCTGTCTTAGATATACAGTTATCGTCTCTTCGCCGGTAATCGGGTAGTTAGTAAGCAGGTCGACAGGGTCGTTGAGTGTTATCGCTCCCTTCAGTACAGGAGAGAATACTGACTGATAGATGTTTACCTCGAGCACCTGGGGCTTGATGCTCATGGGGTCGCTGCCATCGAACTTCTTTATAGTGATGTCGTAGAAGCCGGCAAAGAATGGATTTGAACTTACGTCACTCATTTATTAAATATGCTACCTAGCTCGGTCTCGATCTGTCCAAGGTATATCGGCGAGAGCAGCTGTATAGACCTCTTTGAATCGTTAACCCTTACTTCTTCGTCGTAGATAGTGACTGCAGACCAGCCAGCAGTATTGTCTATCATTGCGTGCGTGTCAGGCGACATCTTCCAGCTCTTCCTCGCGACGTCTTCTATACTGTCAGAAGTGATGCCGGTATACTCGTAGTAAGATATGGTATTCATCAGCTCATACTTAGTCTTACCGTACTTCTTCTGCATGAACAGGTCTAGATCGTTGCTGCTGAGTGGCCAGTCATAGTACGGGTCGACTATAGAGTTGCTGAAGTACACGACCCAGTCATAGAACGGCGATCCATAGACTTCGCCTGCCACCATGTCGGGTCTGTATGCATCCTGCACGATGTAGGGATAGAAAGCGTTCTTCTTTGCAAACACTTCTGCCACTATAGCGGACTTCAGAAGAAGGTTTCTAGCAGTGATGCCGTTGTAGCTTATCTTTGGAAAGTTCTTAAAGTAAGCCATTAGTTATCCATTATTCAAAAGATTAGTCATCTTGACCGCCATGTAGTATGTTTATAGTAGGTGTATTTGTATCTCTTTGAAAGCCACCTTCGTATGTCTCGCGAGTAGCCATATCGATCTCAGCAAATGTCATCATTAAGTCGACTACTACTGGCATTCCATTCTTATAGAAAGCAACACCATTTGGAGAAGCATTGACTTGAAAGTCAGTCAAGAAAGAAGGACCTACTTTTGGGTATCCAAGAGCAGAATTTAATTTAGAATCATATCCGACAGTAAATAGTTTTGGGTAGTCTAGAGCAAAAGAATTCAGTGTCTTGTTGTAAGTTGGGTGCATATCTAGTCTTAATCTATTAATATACTTATTAAGTAAATCGCTCTCTGCAGCATTCCTTGGAGACACCCTGAATATGAATGAGAACGTTCTGAGATTCATTCCATTGAATAGAAGTACAGTCTTTGGGTTCTTTACTACACCACCAAAAGCTCCTATGTAGGGTTCGGCTGTGTTTAGTGCACCCAACGCAGCTGCTCCAACTCCAGCAGCATTTCTTAGTCCATTTCTAACTGCATCTCCAAGTGAAAGTTCAGATCCGCCTGAAGTTTTATTTGAAACTGCTTTTAGTGAAAGAAAAAGACTACCTATCGTAGTAAGTGCTGCAGCTGTTGCAATACCAGCAGTAATTCTTCTGTCTCTATAGTCTGAACCATCCCAATTCATAACAGTTTCAATCATATTTCCAGCTATATCTAGATTATCGTGACTAGTAACTGAAGAATAGTGATCCGATGGAAACTGAATCGGAAGCGGCATAGTATAATGTGAGGCATTTACTGTTTTTGGCTGATCACCGGGTCTAGTCCTAGTATAATCAAAAGAAGTCAATACAGTATAGTAATCTCCATTAGTAAGTGAAGGTGTTGACACATAAATTGGAATGGTGATATTGAGTGTCATCTAAGATTCCTCTATAAATATTTCAATAGTATTTATAGAGGAATCGTATGTCTTATAAGGGAAAGTTCAGCCCGAAGTACCCAGCAAAGTACATCGGTGACCCAACTAACGTGATATACCGGAGCCTATGGGAGCTCCGCCTGATGAGGTACTTTGACCAGCACCCAGCAGTACTCAAGTGGGGTTCTGAGGAGATAGTCATACCGTACAGGTCACCAGTAGACAACAGGATTCACAGGTACTTTCCAGACTTCATAGTAAAGATGAGGGAGGCTACCGGCGCGGTAAGTACGCTCATCATCGAGGTAAAGCCGGATGCTCAGACCAAGGAGCCGGTCAAGAAGACGCAGAAGTCCAGAAGGTACATCAACGAGGTACTCACCTACGGAGTCAACCAAGCCAAGTGGAAAGCTGCCGAGGAGTTCTGCGCAGACAGGAACTGGAAGTTTAAGATCATGACCGAACACGACATCGGAGTCAAGTAATGCCGGTATTTACAGACATTCTAGAGCAGGGAAGGCAGAACTTCCAGAAGCCTGGGTTTGCAGACTCTCGAGACTGGTACCGCGAGAAGGCTCGCGAGGTTAGAAACATCAATACCACTAAGCTGATAAACTCGAACCCAGAGTACCGCACGGGCAGAATAAAACCTGGATTCATGTACATGTTTGCGTACGATGCCCTCCATAAAGATACGCTGCCGTACTACGATAGGTTTCCTCTAATATTCCCGTTTTCTGCAGACTCAACCGGCTTCATGGGAATCAACCTTCACTACCTGCCTCACCTGCTCAGGGCGCGACTCATGGACGCGCTCTATAACTTAGTATCAAACGCTAAGTTCGACGACAGGACTAGGCTGAGAATGTCGTACGATATCCTGAACGGCTCTGCCAAGTATAAATACTTTAAACCGTGCGTGAAGAGATACCTATTCTCACAGATGCAGACTAAGTTCTTGATGATACCGTCGAGTGAGTGGGACATCGCCCTGTTCCTACCACTGGAGAGATTCACAGTAAACAAGGCCGTAGTCTATAAAGACTCAACTAACCTGGTAAAGCGATAATGGCATACCCAAACATCACAGCGATAACCTCGGCACTGAACGCGAGGGGCGGACTGGCTAAGTCTAACTTCTTCTTCGTCAACATCGTAAAGGTGCCTGCCGCGATGAAGTACGCCAGCTATCAAGACGAGGCGATGTTCTTCTGCGAGACCACGGTGCTTCCGGGCTACCAGCTAGACACTACTAACATCAAGCCACTCGGATACGGTACTTCTGAGATGAGGGCCCACGACGGCACTTTCAACCCAGTCGACATGATATTCTACATCGACGGCGACGGCAAGGTACTCGACTTCTTTCAGAAGTGGATCTCGATGGTATACAACTTCAGCAAGGACACTACCGGCGTAATGCAGGGATCTAACCTAGCATATGGTGAGTTCGGCTATCCAGAAGACTACGAGGGCATAGTCGAGATCTACCTTACAAATCCCGCATCGAACAACGAGATCATCAAGTACACGCTGTACAACGCATTTCCAAACATCATAGGAAACGTAAGCGTAGGCTGGGACCAGAACGACCAGATAGCCAGACTGCCTATATCGTTCGCCTACAAGAACTGGGACACGAAGGCTATCCCAGAATCTTCTATGGACTCAGCAGAAGCTCAGAGGATGATGGCCTCCTACTACGCCTCT